CAACAGCGCGCCCGATGTTTCCACGCGCTTCAACAAGAAACTGTCTCTGTCCGTCGGCGGTTCACGTTTCGTGACAAGGAGCAACAGGCGATACACCATGAATCCAACAAAATAGGCCTTTTCGAGGTAATTGGTAACCCCCATGTGTGGCAACAAGTTGTCCATCAGAACCTCGTGGGTAAACACCAAGTCATCGAATTTCAAAAGAACCGCGATGAATTTCAGCGCGACTTGTTGAGAGAACACGGTGCTGGCATCGTGCACGCAAGGAATGAACAAATCCACCAGATCTTCATTTTTTTCCAAGTCTAACAAACAGGTTTCAATAATGTCTTTGTCAGAGAGGACGCCAAGGGCGCGCATCAAAATGAAGAGCGGAATCGGCTTCGACACACCCTCGATCTCCACGACCATTTGGTTGTTGCTGTAGTACGATTTGTCCAAATCAGGAGGGTAAGGGGCGTTGGGGTCGGGCGCCTGTGTCCGCACCCATTTTACCGAACATCGGCGCGCAGGTTTGGAGGCGTCGTCAGACACCGAGCGAATGTCCACCGAACAGAGGTAAGGGCTCAATTTGTCGTAATTGTTGCGCAGCTGCAGAATGTTATCGGCAAATTTCTCCTGGCTGATGAGGACTTTCTCTTTGCCGTCAATGATGAAATATCCTCCTGGGTCGTTCCTGCATTCACCGATACTGTATTTCGTGTCTACCGGCATTCCGCGAGTGATACAGAGGGAAGAATTCAACATCACCGGGAACTGCCCCAAGTAAACTTGTTCCAGCGTCTTTTCCACGACCGGTTGATCGTCACCGGTTTCGTATACAACGTCGACGTCGTAGTGGACGGTGAAAGCGTAGGTCATACTTCGCAAGCGGCATTCATTGGGGTACATGTACCTCTCTTGATCCGTGTCGCCTTCCACGAAAAGCACAGGGCTTCCGTAATAAATTCGCGTGCCGTCTTTGCCACCGAGATAGAGGGAGCATCTTCGTTCACCTTCCGCGACGAATTGCACTGGATTGTTTTCCATAAATATCCGTCGAATGCCGCGGTTCACGAAGTCATCGAAAGACACGATGTGATGGTCGACTAAATAATGAGAGCTGGACTCAAACATAGAATCAATAAATCGCCATGCGACCTCTCGGTGGAATATCGAAGGGTCCATTGTGAATGTGATTGATTTATCCTGTTTTCTTCAAATTTCAAACTTGCAAAAAAAAATATGGTCTACCTTATACCATGTTTTTTTAAATGGTCCCTCTCGTCCCTTTTTTTTTTCCTTTTTTTTAACGGACAAGCAAATGAGGTGCTGCCAATAGGGACATGAACAGAACAATGAATGGCATCAACACGAGGAACCATGCAATGCCCTTATGACCATCTGAGCAGATGAGGTTAAGAATCCAAGTCCAGAAAAGGATGTAAATCAGCTTCAGGGCGAACACCAAAGCGGTGCTTGGTACGGGGAAGGTGGTGTTACCTAAAAGGAAGGTGTTGGTGCGTCCAAAGTTCTGGACGACCATGATGGCGTATACGATGATCGAGATCACAAAGTACACAGAGGCTGGTGTGCAGAGATCACTAAATTTGCGCGGGAAAGGCATCGTTTCGAGGATTTATTTGTTTTTACACTGCACGGCGATTATTTTTTTGGTGTTACATCAAAGATCGGAATTGATCCGCGAAAGGCATGGGGCTTCTGGGGGCCTGGACACCAATCATTCCGTTAAACGCAGATCCAACCGAATGACTGATGCTTCGGCCAACGTTGACTAAATCCTGAGGTATGAGTCCACCGCCTCTTTTTCCCTTCGATTTTCTTCCTCCTTTGGGTCTCCTTCTTTTGGTGCTTCTCGTTTTCCTCTTTCTTTTTCCTCCACCAGACTGCAGTTTCATGGCTGTCTGCGGATCACCGTGGTTGTAAAGGTTGTTCACGAAGTAATTGCGGTCGCCGGGAATCCCATCCACACCAGGCCATTGTCGGACAAGAGGACCCCATGGGTTGCCGACTAGAGGAGCAGGTACTGGATATCCTTGCTTGTAGAACGCACCGCCAGTCTGGCATAAACCACAGGTGCCTCCACGTTGTTGTCTCTTCTTTGTGCGATTGCATCCTTTCATTTTGAAAATACGTTGTTTCATTGTTTTTTTTTCTCTATCTATCTACTGACACAAAAAAAAGAGAGCAATGGTTTTGTCGTGTCTGTTTTAAACGTTTGTTACACTAAAGGCTACAAAATCAATCGATGTCTACATGAGTCAACATATGGCGACGGCAACACATTTTTGTTAGACGCAATTCATCTAGCACGTCGCCCTCGGCCGTTCTTTTACTGAAATTCTTCGTTAAATAGACGACCTTGGGCGCAACAGAATCCAAATTTTCCAGGGTCCTCACATCTTTGTTCTCGTCGAGCTTGCGTTTACGCACTTCCTGTAAATAGTACCGGTACTTGTCGGCCAAGACAGTTCCGCAGGTAAAACATTTGATGGGAATGATCATTTTTTGATTTTTTTTGAATGGATTGATTTTGTGAACTCCTTCCTCTCTCTTTGGATAAGAAGAATTGAATATCAATTTTTTAATTTTTTTTTAAACTCACTTTCTTCGTCCTTTTTGTTTTATTTTCTCACAATCTTCACAAAAAGAATGAAAAAGACACGGACAAGAACGCGGAGAACGCTGAGGAGAAGGGGGGCATTTTTGCGTCGCCAAGTGCCCAAATTAAGACATGGCATTGAATCCATTGGTCGTGCCGTCAGCAATTTTTTCAGCAGGACGTTACGGAAGAGCCGACGCCATTAGTCTCGGCTTCCGATGCACATCGTCGTGACACTTGGCACATAAATTCGTCAAGTTCGCCCGATGATTCTTATGAAACACCGCACCCCCTTTCACGACTATCAACCCGTCATCATTCGCGTCCTCTTGCGGCTGTAAATGATGCACTTCCTCCGCGACCCGTTCGCCACATCGTGAACAAGGAGTTTTGGTCAAATGCCGGGCATTGTATTGAGATGTCGTCAGATCAAGGACGCTGCGATGAATTGTTGCATGATGAGCCAGACGCACTTGGTGCGCGTTTTCCAAGAAATCTGCCGGTAAGCGTAAAGCTTTGCAAACTTCCAACCCATACATGTCCGGGCCGGAGCCGTCGCGCAACTTTCTGTCGTACACAAGGATGTCCCTTTCTTTGTCGTAAGTGACGGTCATATGCTTTAATGCCACCGCGTCTCGCAAGGCACGAATCTCGTCATACTGGACGATCTCATGCAAATGGGTGGCAAAGAGAAAGGTGCATCGACTCTTGTACAAGCTCTGGATACCCGCCACAAAAATGCTGATGGCGGACACTGTCTCCGTTCCTGAGCACAATTCGTCCCCGAGCACCAAGCTGTTCTCGTCGGACAAACGCAAAATCGTGCGCAGCTCCGTCATCTCCACGACGAAGGTGGACAAACCGCGATGCAAATCGTCGTTTCCCAAGATTCGCGTAAATAAGGCGCGGTAAGGACGGAAAGCAAAGGCGTTCGCAGGGACATACAACCCAGCCTGTGCCATGATGACTGCAATGCCCAAGGCACGAATCAATGACGTTTTTCCCACGGCGTTGGTCCCATATAAGAGGATCCCACGTTTGTCCGCAGAAAGCTCCAAATCGTTCGCGACGTACAACTCGCTTCGGTCTTGCAGGCGCTCGATCAAGCAATGGCGCAATCCCTGCGCATGCACTACAGACGCGTCGGAACAGACAAGAGTTGGTTTGCAATACCCGTACTTGCGAGCTAACAAAGTTCGTGTGAACGCGACGTCTATGGTGCTGACAAATTCACTGACGGTATCAGAAAAGCGAGCACACAGGTCCTGCAAAAACGCACGATAGACGCGCTGCATCTGCTCTTTCATCTGGGCTTTCGCATTCGACAAATCTCTGCAAAGCTGACGAATTTGCGAGCTGGAAATGGTCTTGGTAGTAGCGGTGTGTTTGGTGCATTCCAGTGCGTCAATGAAAAAGTCGAAATGTCGAATGCTCCCATCGTGAGAAGACAGATAGTCGATTCGTTTGCTGTTGCTGTTGCTGTTGCTGTTGCTGCTGCACTTCTTCAGGTAGTCTTCGAGGACTTTGCAACGGATGTTCGTCGCTAACAAACTATAATGATTTTTCTCTGTTTCGTGGAGTTTCACGTAATCTTTCGTGTCCTTCTCTTTGGCCCTGGTTTCGTGTCCGCCGATCACGTTGCTGAGATGCAAGCGAATGGCTTCCATTTTGTCCTCTCCGTCCATCCACGCCTTCCACTGTGAATCCAGCACCTCGTCCACACCACGATGTATAAAGTTGCCCTCTTCAGTGGTGTCATCGGTCAAATCCAACACAATGCGTGCTTCGATGAATTCAAGCAACTCCTTTGCCTTCGGTTGCGCCTCGACGAGGTCCCCCAGGTAATGCTTCAAGGCATCCGGTAACGAAAGGTCAACAACCACACGAAGGGACTGCACGAGTCGCGCGATATTTCGCACGGGCACTTTGCCTAACAAAAGGTGGCGATGCAGTTTTTCCATGTCCATGATATCCTCTAGCTGCGTGCGTATTTCGTGGATATCTGGCAACAGTAAGAGTTGCTCGGTGATGTCGTATTGCTTTTGCAAAAACTCGACGTTTGTGGTGGGTCCGAGGAAGTCCCGTTGGAATTTGCGTCGCCCCATGGCGGTGACACAGTCGTTCAACAAGTTCAGCACGGACGAGCACTTGTGCTTCTTGCCGCCGTCGTTGTCAATAATATTCAACTGTTTCAGAGAATGGTTTGCGAGTACTAGACGCTCTCCGTAATTCTCAAAGACAGGCTCATGAATTTTCGTCACCAAGTTGGGATCGTGTTGATAGAGGAAATCAAGCAGAAAGCAGAATGCTTGACAAGCGAACGGATTTTGATAAAAAGACTGCAACAAGCATCCGGTGTCTGGATAAAACCGCTTCAACAATTCTTCCTGGTAGATTTGTTTTTCGCAATTGCGCACTCGAGAGACGTTCTTGGTTTCTTTTGTCGTCGACGCATTATTATTATTATTGGTGGTGGATACCATGTGCACGAGGCTTTCGCCCAACTGAACAAAGGTAACGATGTCGTCCATTTTGTCCGTGGGAAGGTTGGAAATCAAGATACTTTCACTGGGACGGTGGACAGAAACGAAACGTTCTAATTCATCGTACGCACTCGGTCCATGAAAATAACCCGACTCCTTGTATTCGAAGATGGTCGCCTTCCCAGTGTAGATGTCGACCGCAGCCACGCCGATCGAGAGCGACCTCGGTTTCGCTGATACGGACTGATATTCTTCGATCCACACACAGCAAGTATTGTTAGTGAGTGCCTTGGTCTCAGGGCAAAAGAATGTGCCCGGGCTATAAATGCCCAACAGGGGGCGATTGAGGTCTTCGTCCTGGACATACACCGCGCAAGTGAAATTCTCGGCTTGCAGCTTGCGCAAGTAACGCTCCAAATACGGTTCTTTGAATCCGGCAAAGAGGATGCGATCATTTTGGTAATCGGTGGACTTGTCGCCGACACGAAGGTCGCAAATGCGTGCGAATTCGAGGAGCTGACTTTTTTTGGAGGCGGCGTTTTTCAGGCCATAAACTTCGAAAAACGCGCCGATTTGCATGAGCACAATGGTTCGTTCGCCGTAATCGCGAACATGCTCGCTGGTGTAGTCGAAGTAGTCGTCGTAGATGGATCGCTTTTTCATTCTTTCAACTCTCTTGTTCTTGTCGACTGTTTTTGTATTTAAACCTGTTCTCTTCTACGGCCTTTTTCTTGACACAAAGAAGATAGGAAAAATATGAGTGACGACGTCTTGAAACAACTGGCTGCCATCAACCAAACAGTCAAACAAGTCCGTGAGGACATGGAAAGAGTGCTTACCCAGCACCGTGAAAATTTAGGGACAACAACACCTGTCGAACAACCCGCGGTCGCTGTGGAGGAAGAGGTGATTGAACCCGTACCTGTGATGGAACCTGCTATTGCTCAGCCACAACGTCAAATTCCTCCATTCATCAAGGATAACCTGGGCAAGAAATTCCCTTTTGAAGACAATACCCCAACGCTGCAGAGGATTCTGAAGAGCATCAGAGACAAGAAGCTTCCAGATTCTGAAGATCAAATCATGCGAGCAACCAACGACGCAGATTTAACGACTGCTGTAAACGCTTACTTGAAGAAATTACCAGATAAGAAGCTTGGCGGTCGACGAACAAGGAAACGTCGCCACACTCGGAGGAAGAAATCAAAGCGAGGGAAGCGTTCATTTCGCCGGTGAGCTTGTCTTTGCTTTAGTAACAAGAATGCCCAACGACATCAAGCGACCACTGGTAGTCATCATCCTCGCCGCAGGCGAAGGAAAGAGGATGAATTCCGATTTGCCCAAAGTCCTGCACAAAGTCCAGGGAACGCCAATGATCGAAAGAGTGGTACGAACATGCAGCTCTGTGGCACCGGACCGTATTATTGTGGTGACGGGAAAGCACCATGATCGCATCTCTGCCGCTCTGGCGGACATTCCCGAGGTTCAATACATCCGTCAAACCGTGCCGATGGGCACGGGACACGCCGTCAATACTTGCCTTCCCTTCCTGGGACAATTTGACCGTGTCCTTATCGTGAATGGAGACATGCCTTTAGTCACCTCCGAATTGTTGGCCGAGTTAAACCAAACGAGTGCGACTGGACCAGCCATCGTGGTAGGCAGCTTGGAACAACCACATGGATACGGACGCGTGGTGTTGAAAAAGGAAGACAACCGTTTCGTACAGAAAATCGTCGAACAGGCCGACTGCACCGAGGAAGAAACTGCCATTCAAGAGGTCAACGCGGGTATCTATTTCTTTCCAGCCGAGGTGTTACGAAGCACGATACCCATGCTGAAGAGGAAGAATCCCCAATCTGAGTACTATTTGACCAGCATTGTGGAAAAATCGCCCGTACCCGTTCGCGCACATTGTTTAAATGCAAAGGAAAGCTACCAGATCCGTGGTGTCAACACCGCCGACGAGCTCGAAGAAGTGCAGCAAATTCTGATCGATGTTCCTGTTCCAGTTCCTGTGCCTGTGCCTCCTCCCCCTTCCCCGGCGAATGATCCAGTTCCGATTCCGTTGCCTCTTGCTCTGGAACCCCAGTTCACCTTGTATTGTTCTGCCCCAAACACTTTCGACATGATCGAAAATTTCTCTTTTGGGTCGTCGATGACCATCAACCACAGCTGCAACGTTTTCGAGGACGAGACCAAACCACAAACACCATGTGGTCGCCTCTCCATCGCAGGAACAATATACGATATTCATGATCCTCAGCCGGACGACACATACTGCTGTCTCTTCAAGAACACACTTCTCTTGACAGGCAAAGGAACGATCTCCTATCAGACAGCCACTCATTTAGTGAAAGACAGCAATGGCAATTTCGTCTTGCCTGCCGGCACCACTCTTGTCGATCCGATTGTCGGGGGAAGCATGCAATTCGCCCGTATTGAGAACGGTCATGTCGACAGCTCCATTGGATCGGATCGCATTTTGCGAATCTATTTTTCTTAAAACAACATTTATAATTTTGGTGGTCCACACTCTTTGTGGGTGAAAAACGGAAACTTTTTTCTTTGGGACAAAAAAAGAAAACCACCAAACAAAGCAATGTGCAATCACGTACCAGACGGATCCAAACCTGACCTCACTTTCTATTTCTCAGTGAGCAAATTGGTGGACACCATCGAAAGCTTTAGCTTCGGATCGACCTTGATTGTGACCAAGACCGGCCCTCTTTTCGCAGACGAAGAGCGCACCGTATCTGCCGGAAAATTCGCCTTCTTGACCACCATTTTTGACACAGATGAACCTGATTCCTCTGGCATGTTCAACAGTACAACCGTTGGAACTTTCTTTCTGCCACAGGGCACCATCACGTACCATGCTGCCAGTCCCATTGTGAAAGATTCCGAGGGCATCTACGTGTTTCCCGAAGGAACCTTGATTGATCCTTTGATTGCAGGTACGAAGGACTTTCTGCTGCGCACTGGGTTCATTGCAACCTTGGTGAACAATGAAACCTTGTCGCGAGTGGCATACATTTATTTCAATCCTTGCGACGACAAGAAGGAACAAAAGGCAGAAGACGAAAAGGAAGAGGAGAAGCTAGAGGAAAAAGAAGAGGTGAAGGAGGAAGAGGAAAAGGAAAAGGAAAAGGAACAGGAAGAAGAACAGAAGGAAGAGGAGGATGCATAAGCAAGCTAGGCATGGCAGATATGATACCGTGCGGCTTCCAAGCGGCTCTTGCATTTGGGATCGACAGTGTCATCTGACATTCGGATGATGATGCTGCGCAAAAAAGGGCGCAGTTTCCTGATTTCTCGAAGGAGATCGGATCCTCTTTCACCATCGGCTTCCGTTAAAGCGGCTTCCAAATGGATTGAGCTGATGTACACGTCAAGGACGAAAAAATGGTTCGAATGGAATACTGGCTCTTGAGAGAGCTCGGTATTGAACAGGCGATACATTTCGATGTTTTTGGAAATTTTATCTTGGCGATGGTCGGAACCATCATTCGCCAAGATAAGTCGCATTTTGTCCGCAAAAGACAAGCTGGGTTGTTCTTCTTGTTTTTTGCACCTTCGTGTTGCAACTGGCATTTTTTTACATTTAATCACGAAGAGCTTTCAATTTGTTTTCTTTTTGTGTTTTCGTTTATAGTTGGTCCAGAACCAAGAACTGATCGTCGGGTCGACCGAGTCCCCTGGACAATGTCTTTTTTTTCAGGTAGTTGTACCAGCTCTTCGGCAGGATTCCCATTTGGTAATACAGACACTTGATAAAAATGAGGAACCAAGAACAATAAAACGGAAGCACAATTTTCCCAAGGTGTTCGCGCAAGACATCGTCTTTAAATTTCTCGTCATAGATCGTGAACTCCGCGTTAACGCCTTCTTCCGCGTTTTCATAATGGAATTTATGTCCGTAGACCACTCGATCCTTCACGACATACAGCCGCCAAACGAATTTCTTGAAATCGCGCCTCGGAACTTTGAGAAAATGTTCCATTTTCGACATGGTGCTAGAGGGGTTCTCACAGAAGACAGCGACATCAATGTCACTGCTCCCTTCCACATAATCATCCCTTTGGATGCTACCGTAGAATAAGAGCTTCGTATCCAGGTAGTCACTCAGACGGTGGAAAAAATCGCGCGCCCGTCTGCTGAGCTTGTGTTTCGTGTAGTCCATCCCTGCTTGGTTTCTACGAAGGAAAAAAAGTTCCATTATGGCATCGTTCTTATTCTTCGTCGTCTGGTTGCATCAAATTATGCAAGAGGACTTCTTTGTTTGTATTGATCACATCTCCCGCGAGCATGGCACTCTCATAGGTCTTTCGTAAAATTTCACTCGGCGCCGTGCTTCCGGCACGGAGAATGCCCTGTCTGTGCAAATACTTTTTCACGTCCGTTAGAGGAGTCTGCTTGAGCTCTCTTTGTGCCTCCACCACTTTTTTACGCGTGTGTGCATTCTTCAACAAGATTCCTACCCTACGAAATTTTTTGGATTTGCCTAGAGTGTACTTCTTCAGAGTGGTGCGCCGCGTGAATCGTTTTCGCTCCACTGTGTCCTTCTTTCGCTTGCCTCCTCTCATCCGAGCCGACAAGGCCTGCTGCATCTTCTCCTCCTTCTGCTTGTTCGCCTCCTTTTCATCTAAAGGCTCAATGTTCGTTATAATAACCTGCTGTGACTCTTCTGGCACAGGAATCATCGGTGCAGGCGCTTGCACAGGAATTGTTGGAACAGCAGGCGCTGGCGCAGGTACAGGGATTGGGATTGTTGGTACAGCAGGTTCTGGAATCGGCATTGGTGCAGCAGGTTCAGGTATTGTTGGAGTCAGTGGAATTGGAGCAGGTTCAGGCATCAGCATTGGAGCAGGTTGTTCCAAGCTTTGCAAGCGTTGCCGAATCTTCTGCAATCGTTCTTCTCGGCTCATGACCGGGTTTGCCTTTCGAGTCCAATTGCGATAAGTGGGTTTTTGGCCGCCTCGTAGGCATCCATATTGAACTTCCTTGTCCACAGCATATTTTGCAGCAGCAGTTGCTGGTTCCAACGGTCGCTCCTGCAAATCAAACGGCAGCTCTAATTCGACATGGGGCACGGCTTTCTTTGAAAGTTCCGACAAATAAGACATGGCCCCGGAGAACTCATCGGTTGGAGGAGGCGGAGGGGAAGGCGTTGGCGTTGCCGCATCTTTCTTCTGGTGGTCTTTGATGCGACGCAGAAGTTTACTCTTCAAAGTGTTAGGGGCAATTAATGGCGCCTCTAATTTTTTACGCGTCTTGTTATTGTTACCAGATCCAGACGCCCTAAACAATTCAGGATTCACCACAATGGTTTTTCGGGTGTTGTCGCTCATTTCACTTTATTAGTATTAGCATGTATGTCAAATATATTCGTTCGAAAAAAACTCAAAGGTACATGGCACACATGGTTTCTTTCAATTGTTTCTTCTCGCGACGCTTCTCCACTTCGCTATTCTGGAGAAACATCTCAAATCCCCGGTTCAAGTCTTCTGAAGTGATTTGCTTCGCGGCCGACTGACGTCGGCTGAAAATGCGTCGGCCATGCGCAATTTTCGTCTTGGCCAACAAGGTCTCCATGTCTCTCCCGAAAGAGGTGAAATAATCTGCGTGTTTTTTGAACCACGCGACTGTCACAGCATCATCCATTTTCCAACCGATGCCATCTACCTTCTGTCGGAAAATCTGGAAAAGTTCTTCGGGAGAATAAGAATCGGTCTTGAAACGCCACGGAAACCGGCTGTTGAGTCCTTGGTTGCAGGCAAAGAAACAATCGTTGAGTTCCTGCTCGTAGCCGGCCACAATCACCATGAGTTTGTCCTTGTTGTCACTCAAACTCTCACAGAGGGTATCGATGCACTCTTTCGAATAGATGTCTTGCTTGTCACCGTTCCCTAAACTGTAAGCTTCGTCAATGAACAACACGCCGCCCATCGCTTCTCTCAAGACCTCACGCGTCTTCAACGCCGTTTGACCCAGATAACCTGCGACCAGGTCGCTGCGTGTTACCTTCTTGAAGGTTTCCTTTTTCAAGACGCCCAACTGAGCAAACAATTTACCAACGATTTTGGCGACCTCGGTCTTGCCTGTCCCGGGGGGACCATAGATGACCGTGTGCAAAAAGTCTTGTTGGTGGTCGAAATCATGCAAATGTTGCACGTAAAAGAGAATTTGGTCAAGCACGGACTCTTTGAGGGTTTTCATACCCACCATCGCGTTCAGCTCCGCCAACTGGGGGCGGATTTTGTGTAACGATGCGACGTCCACATTGCTGTACTCCTTTTCTGGATCCAAAGGATGCGCGTCGATGAAACGCAAGAGATCGCCTATGTTTTTGAGAGAGGTCTCTGCGACCTCGACTTTTTCTTTTTCTTTTTCCTTTTCTGGTTTACTCTTGGTCAAAAGTTTCTTTTTCTGCTCATACACCACTTGGTCGTGTTCGTCGTCTAAGAAGTCGTTGCCGTCGTTGGGTTGCCTCAACTCTTCAATAACAACAGACACGACGTCGACGCCGGTCAAACTAACACTCGAATGATTTTGAACGTAAGCCTTGTCGAGCGCTTGCACGAACTCTGGGCCACCCATTTTTTGTTCTTTCACTACTTGCGAATCCTTGCGATTTCGATGCCGTCGATCCAATGCCTCCAAGAAGGAATTGTAACGGGCGATATCGATGGGATTTCGACGTCGCGACATTTTGTTTTCACCTGTTTTCATTGCCTTGTCCAAGCTTTATATCCGGAATTCATATTAGCTTTGGTGTTAGCTTGTTTTGAATTTTGTTAGTTTTTTCACTTTTCGAAAAGGTCCCAGTTTTCTATCCAACCTGTTTGCAAAGAACTTCCCCTTGCGCTTCGGAGGGTTTTCCAAAAAGAGAAATTCTAACAAATTCCCCAAAACTCTAACACCCCCTGAGGAGGAAGAGGGTTATGTTAGTTTGTTGAATTTCTGTTAGAAAATGCAGATTTCCAAAAGCTCTTGAGTTTTCTATCCAACCAGTTGGCAATCAATATCCCTTGCGCAATGGAGGTTCTTGGAAAAGAGAGATTTTAACAAAATTCCCAAGAGCAACGATTGAAAAAATCAATATTAAAGATAAAATTGAAATGTCACAACACACGAAACAATCTGGATGATTCTTTTTCAAAACACAAAAAACAATCATCATAAAAGAAGCCATGAGCGATAACGTGGAGACTCCCTGGACGATCATCGAGTCCTATTTCCAAGACAAGCACTTGGAACGCCTCGTGCGTCATCAGTTGGAGTCGTACAACCATTTCGTCGGATACCAGATCATGAAGACCATCGAAATGTTCAATCCTGTCCACATCAAAAGCCCCCAAGATCTGGACCCAGCAACAGGTCTGTATTGCTTGGAGGTCTTTGTCTCCTTCGAAAACTTTCACATTTATAGGCCGCAAATTCACGAAAACAACGGAGCCGTAAAACTCATGTTGCCGCAAGAGGCGCGCTTACGCAATTTTACCTATGCCGCCTCCATGATCGTGGACATCAACGTGAAATACATCATTCGATCGGGCGATCACCTGCAGAACGTCCAGACCCTCTATAACACGTTCCCGAATGTGCACATCGGTAAGATGCCAATCATGTTGAAGTCCAACATCTGCGTCCTAAATCAGTACAAGTATGTGGAAAACATCTACACGGGCGAATGCAAGTACGATGCCGGCGGATATTTCATCATCAATGGCTCCGAGAAAACCGTACTGGGCCAAGAGAGAGCCGCGGAAAACCGCGTCTACGTATTCAACGTGGCGAAAAACAACACCAAGTACAGCTGGTGCGCCGAAATCAAATCCGTCCCCGACTACAAATGCATCTCGCCCAAACAGATCAATTTGTATGTGAGCTCGAAGGACAACGGGTTCGGCTTCCCCATCACCGTTCAGATTCCGCGTATCAAGCAACCGGTTTCCCTGTTTGTTTTGTTCCGTGCTCTGGGGGTCCTCAGCGACAAGGAGATCTGCGAGCGCATCCTTCTCGACCTGAGCAACAATGCCATGCTTCTTGCTCTGCAAGCATCCATCATCGACGGCAGCAAATACATGACCCAAGAGGATGCCGTGAAACACATCGCCAGCTTCGTGATGTACACCCCCATGAACATGGACAAAGAGGCCGGGGCGAAGCGCAAATTCGATTTCACTCTGGATGTTCTGCACAATGATCTCTTTCCCCATTGCTCAACCATGGAGCAGAAGGTATACTTCCTCGGTTACATGACCAACAAATTGTTGCAAGGCATGTTAGACTACATCAAACCCGATGACCGCGACTCTTTCCTGAACAAACGCGTCGACTTGACGGGCGCGTCACTCAACAACCTCTTCCGCATCTACTTCAACAAACTTGTCAAAGAGATGGAGAAGCAGGTGATCAAAGAAATCAACAATGGCAGCTGGCGCTCCACCGAAGATTACATGAACATCATCAATCTCACGAACATTTACAACAAGATCATCAAATCGAACACGATCGAAAACGGATTTCGCCGCGCTCTGGCAACCGGAGACTTTGGCATCAAGCACGCGAACAGCAACAAAGTGGGCGTCGCCCAGGTCTTGAACCGCTTGACCTACGTGTCTGGACTGAGCCATTTGCGCCGCATCTCCACCCCGATCGACAAGAGCGGTAAATTGATTCCTCCCAGGAAATTGCACTCGACCACCTGGGGATTCATGTGTCCCGCTGAGACCCCAGAGGGCTCGTCGGTCGGAGTCGTCAAAAACCTCAGCTACATGACCCACGTGACCATCCCTTCGAACAGCAGCTCTCTCTACGAATACGTGTCCCCATTCTTGGAGCCCTTGCGTCCAGAGGGGATGCACGACCAAGTCAAGATTTTCATCAATGGTGCCTGGCTGGGTACCACCTCGAACCCCCTTGCGATGTACGAGGCCATGAAAAAGATGAAGCACCAAGGCATCATCAACATTTACACCTCCATCGTGTTCGATTTCAAACTGCAAGAGATTCGTCTTTGCAACGATGGAGGGAGAGTTACACGACCTCTCTTACGTGTACGGGACAATCGCTTGCTGTTGACCGACGAAGTTGTCCAACGCTTGAAATCGAGGGACATTGGGTGGGACGACCTGTTCACCAACTGCAAAATCGAAGAGGCTGTCCTCGAATACGTCGACGCGGAGGAGCAGGCTTATTCCATGGTGGCCACGCGACCCAATGACCTCGTCGAGAAAGAAGGGGTGCGTTATACGCATTGCGAAATCCATCCCAGCACCATTTTCGGCGTGATCGCGTCTTGCATCCCATTTCCTGATCACAACCAGTCCCCGAGAAACACCTACCAATCGGCCATGGGCAAACAGGCCATGGGTGTCTATGCCACCAACTACAACGATCGCATGGACAAGACCGCGTATGTCTTGAATTACCCGACACGTCCTCTGGTCGAGACGCGCATCATGAACATCATCAAGCTGAACGAGATTCCCTCGGGTTGCAACATCAACGTCGCCATCATGACCCACACCGGTTATAACCAAGAGGACTCTCTGATCGTCAACAAGGGCTCCATCGATCGCGGGATGTTCCAGACGACCGTCTATCACACCGAAAAGGACGAGGACAAACAGAAGATCAACGGCGACGAGGAAATTCGATGCAAACCTGACCCGGTCAAGACGAAAGGCATGAAATTCGGCAACTACGACAAGGTCAACAGCAAAGGCCTGATCCCCGAGAATCGCAAAGTCGACAACCGTGACATTATTATTGCCAAGGTCACGCCCATCAAGGAGAATCGTAATGATCCCACCAAGGTTGTCAAGTACGAGGACCAGAGTCGCATCTATCGCACTACCGAGGAGGTGTATGTCGACAAGAATTACATGGACCGCAACGGCGATGGCTACAATTTCGCCAAGGTCCGCCTGCGCACCGTCCGTCGGCCAGTCATCGGGGACAAATTCAGCAGTCGCCATGGGCAAAAGGGAACGACGGGCAACATCGTACCCGAATGCGACATGCCTTTTACACGCGACGGTGTGCGTCCAGATATCATTATCAATCCGCATGCGATCCCCTCTCGAATGACGATTGGGCAACTCAAGGAGACGCTCCTGGGTAAAGTCTTGGTGGAGCTCGGTCTGTTCGGGGACGGCACCAGTTTCGGCGATCTGGATGTGAACACCATTTCCGCCAAGTTGCTGGAGCTTGGGTATGAAGCCTACGGCAACGAATTGTTGCACAACGGTCTCACGGGAGAGCAACTGGAATGCTCCATTTTCATGGGCCCGGTCTTTTACCAGCGCTTGAAACACATGGTGAATGACAAACAACACAGTCGCGCGATTGGTCCGATGGTGAATTTGACACGCCAACCAGCTGAGGGTCGTAGTAGAGATGGAGGGCTTCGTTTTGGGGAGATGGAACGAGATGCCATGGTTTCGCATGGTGCATCTCGTTTCACAAAAGGAAGAATGTACGACGCGTCCGACAAATACCAAGTGTATACTTGCAATTTGTGTGGTTTAATAGCGGCGTACAATGACAAGCTGCACATCCATCATTGCAAGACTTGCGACAACCGCACGGACTTTTCTTACGTAGAGATCCCCTATGCTTGCAAATTATTGTTCCAAGAATTGATTACGATGAATGTAGTGCCACGTATTTTGACTTCGAATATGAAATAATTTTTGAAATAATAAACTTTAATAATTTAATTTTTTTCACCGCCTCTTGCTTTTTCCTCGGCGCTTTTTGTTCAGTTTCCGTCGTCTGGTCGTCTTCCGCTTCGGTTTTTTCATCGTCTTTCTTTTGATTCGTCGTCGTCGTCGGATGCCACGTGTCCTACCACCACCTCCCAGATTAAAGTCATCAAACATGTAATCTTGAACAAAATCGCCGCGCATATGACGATCGATCTGATTCACGATTGCATTGTCACTCTCATTTGCAGGGTAAGTTCGAAGGTCCTCCTCCAAAAAGGCTTCCCCTGTGCCAGGAATAATGTTGCCGTTGGCGTCATATTGACCGAAGCCATCGACGAGGAACTGCCTCAACTCCTCCTTCTTTCTCTGCAACACCGCAGCGCGCTCGCTTTCCGGTGCGGCCTCGATATCCCCCTTGTTCTTGTTTTTCGTGAAGAAGAGAGAAGTCCTCCCTTCAAGGATCTCTTTCGTTGGTGCCATCATAGAGTAAAGCTGGACATACTCTGCTTTCTCCTCAGGATCAAATGGCCTAGAGTCAGGGTACTCTGACGATAATCGTGCTGCTTGGTTGAGAGATGTGAGCATTCGTTCATACGTGCCCCTCACGCAAGAATAATTGTGCTCTGGGTTGCTGTTCGATTCGTACGCGTTGGCAGTGTCGTGCACAAAAGTTTCCAAGTAGAATCTTTGAAATAGGTCCCTTTGAAGTCGTACGTACGTGAGTGGCACAAGAAACCAATCGAGACTCTCTGGTCGATCCGGGTCATAGTCGTCAAAGTCAGGAATATCAGCCCTGTTCAATCTATCAATGATGACGTCAAGTTGTTGCTTTAGCGTATTGAGTTGCGCACGGTCGATCGGGACGCCGTGCACCCTTTGCATTGGATTCCCCCCTAAACAGCTTCCGTAGAACTCGAGCAACGAACTTTCGACCCTATCCTTTATCTCTTCTTCCGTGAGGCCAGGAGATACATATTCGCTACCAGTTGTCTCTCTGATTTTCTCACGCAAAAAGTTCAAAATTTTGTTGACGTTCATGGATGCGAAGGCCTTGTGAATTTCGAAGGCAACGCCTTCAGGGTGTTGTCCTGCATTGCCTGGTGGTGTCATCGGCGGGGTTTGAGGGGCGCCAAAATCTTCTTCAAAGAAGAAGTCCTCATTGTCGTCACCACTATCATCATCATTTGGTTCATAGAATCCCTGGTTCAAAACATCATTATCGTCGTTTTCATCAGGACTTGGAGCTCTTCTGTCCATTTTTCCCTTTTTCTTTGTAATGTGCAAGCTAAAAAAAACATTTATGACATTTATGTAGTTCTTCGATGACGACGAGTCATTCTGACGTGTTTTTTACCCCTTTTGATCTTTGAACAAAATCAAAATCAAAAAAAAATCTAAAGGTAGAATCAAACCAAAACAAAATCAGGTGTCAAACACACAAAACGTTTTTCATTTTAAAAAATGTGGTTTTCTTTTTCCTCCTTGTCTGTTTTCCTCGTTGCCATAGCAACAGTTGCATCGCAACAACAACAACCCAACCTCTTTGAACATTTCATCAACTGGGCGCGCGCATATGAAGTCAAACTAGGCGACAGTCTACGCACCGACCGTTTGTTCCGCACCTGGTTGGACAATCACAAATTCATCGAGTCTTTCAATGCCAACCCCAACAAGACCTTCACCCTCGGCCACAACCAGTTTTCCGCCATGACCACTGACGAGTTTAAGCAATACTTGTGGTCGAACCAAGAACAAGACCATACCCGTCGTAATTTGCGCGGATACACCGTAACAGTGCAGATGACTTTCACCGACTCCGAAGAAGTGAACGTAAACAATGCGTCAACTCAGTCACATGACGATGACGAGTCGATGGTTTC